CCAGTTCCCTGCTCTCGAACTCGTATCCGAGGCCTGTCATTGCGGTTATGAATTTGTCGTAGTCTTCTCCCATCCGCTCCTTGATTGGTCTTCCTGACTCATTAAGCGGACCCCACTGTTGTATCTCTTCCACGTTCTCCATGATCACGACATCTGGCATGATCGTCTTTGTGTGTTTGAATACCGCCCAGGGAAGTATCCGAAGGCCGGAGTTCCTTGGCTGTCCGCCCTTGGCCTTGCTGTGGCTCGTGCAGTCTGGACTTGCCCACATAAGTGCCACATGGTTGCCTTTTACATATTTCTTCAGGTCTACCTTGAAGATGTCTTCTGTCAGATGCAGGGTCTTCCTGTGGTTGGTTTTATGCATCAGGATTGCCTGCGGATCATGATTGATTGCTATGTCTACCTGACGGCCGAGCGCCATCTCTATTCCCACCGATGCGCCCCCGCCTCCTGCGAAGCAATCAATGATTATGTTTTCTTTCCTCACTGGTTGTAATTCTCCTTCTTTATTTCCTATGTCCTTTTCTGACTCCTTTCCCCCGCCATTCCCATCCGATCTTTCTGCCGCACCAATGGCAATGCTCATTTCCATATCCGATAAACTGTTGGCAGTCCGGACATTGCCATGTTGAAAAATTGCCATTGCCTCTCATGATCGCATTCTTTGGAACCTCGTACTTTTGTAATAGCTCAGCAGTCTGAGCGGTTGCTTTCTCATAATCAAAGATGATGTCCAGAGCTTCAGTGATTGCCTGCTGCATATGCTCCATGCTCCAATCACCATCCATAGGAACCTTCAGAAGATGCTCTCCGTCCACAAAGCAGAACTGCCGTAGCTTTTCCAGATAGACGGCTATGTTGTCATACTTCATTCAGGCACCTCGATCTCTGATATGTGATACAAGGCTCCCATGCCGCCGACCTTCCCATAAAGGACATCATTATCTATGGGGAGATTGTTCACGCCTGCCCGGATGGCGTACTGCATTGCCGCCGGATTCCCGTCAGCCGCCATCCATGATCTTCCAAGGACGTTCTCGCACCAATCTTCGACCCTGTAGTCTTCGCCAGTCGCTTTAATCTTTACGATCTTTCCGGCATATTTGCATTCTCTCTGCATTTCTTATCCTCCTTAATCTGATCAGGCTCTATCAGCCCGAAGTTAATAAGCGCCATATTCATCGCCCTTCTCTGATGAGCGTACAGAGTAGCTTTAACCGGCGGCTCGATGTAGCACCGGACCTCTTCATCCGGCTTCATCCGTTCTGCATCAATGGCCGCCTGGATCCTCTTCATCTCTGCCAGAGCTTCTTTGGCCGGTGGAATAAGTCCGCCGTTTGCCATTAAGTTTTCAAGGAGCGGTATAGACATTTGCCCGAACCAATATCCTTTTGCCTTGTCGTAGGTCATCATCCTCCAAGATCTGATCATGGAGCCTTCTTCCTTCGATGCCTTCACGAACAGGATCCCGTCATCAATCTTCTGCTGCATCTTCAAGCTCCTTTCTGATCCGTTCCGCCCTCTTAAGGACTGACTTCGCGTATCCGTTTACCTCGACACCTGCAGAAAAATAGTTCCTGTATGCGCCATCCGGTCCACAGTTGTAAGCTGTCAGAGCTTTTTTAAGATTTCCATCATACTTATCCAGAAGCTCCACCATGTAATCCACGGCTATAAGGGAGTTCTGATAAGGGTTCATTGCATCGGTCAGATCCAATCTTTCCATGCGTTCCTTGTGGTACTTTGCGATCACCTGGAAATATCCGGTATCATTCGCTGCGCCCACGCAGTCCCATTGGTAGCCGGTTTCCTGTTCGATCTGAGCCAATGCGGTCGGATAGTCATATCCCATATCCCTGCAGATGGAATAGAGAAACGCCTGCATCACCTTCGGGAGATATCCGCCGTAATCGGCATACTCTTTCGGGATCTCGTAGAACACGAATCCTTCCAGGTCGCAGGATCCCCAGTCCTGGGACATCGTATTGAACGGATACGACAGCTCTTCCGGCTGCTCTACTTCGATCTGAGGCTCTTCGTAGTATTCAGAGTAGGATTCCTGCATAGCCCGGAACTCTTCCTCAGCTTTCCTTTGCTGCTCTTCCTCGTATGCTTCAATGGATGCCCGAAGAGCATTAGCTTCAGCCTCTGCTTCGATCTGTTCCTGTCTCTTCATTTCCGCGTATTCTTCCGTCATGTAATATGGCGTTATCCTCTCCGGAACAGGGCTTGCATCCGCCTCAACCATATCGCTTGCCGCTGACGTTGACAGGCACAGTAGCACGATCATTCCTGCCGCGAGGATGAAACACGCCACCAATCGTGTGGCCTTCTCTGTCAGCCTTCTTCTGATAAGCTTCAAGCATAGCTTTGGTATATCTTTCTTCAAAACCTTCTGTCACCTCCAATCTGACTTTTACTTTTTCCATATCTCTTTCACCTCTTTTGTATCCTTGTGGATCAGCGTGATAAGGATGTTGTCTTCATATCTGACCATCCATTCGCGCGGATCCAGTCCGTGAGATGTAATTTCCTTTTTCTGCTGATAAGTGGGTTTCTTCGGCTGCTTCACTCTGCCACCTCCCCTTCCTCCGGAAGTGTTAATGCCACTGACAAGGTGTTCCGATCAAAGTCAAAATCGAATCTTCTGACTACGAATTCCATCAGATCCAGAACGTGATCCTGATACCAGTTGCCCTTGCGAATGTCGCAGATATTGCCAACGATCGGGCGCGATGCGATAAGAACTGTATTGTCATTGATGAAATCTGAATTAAGAAGTAAATCTTTGAGTCTCATGGGTTGTGATGCTCCTTTCTTTTATAAAGTTTGACATTCTCGAACTTGCTCGGTAAAAAAATATACGCCGATTTCTTCAGGCGCAATCTCAAGAACCTTCGCCCACTTGATAATATCATTCCTTGTAAGCGGCTTTTTGTTATTGAGCTTGTACGAAATAGTTGTCGGTGTCTGGTTTACCGCCTCCGCAAACGCCTCCTGGGATCCGAATTTCTCGGTAATCCTCCCGCGCAATTTGCTGTAGTCATACATCATAATGTTGCCTCCTTTCCGCATTCTAAAAGTTCTACTTTCTCGAACTTCTTAAATCTTAAAACAAAAATTTAATAAAGTCAATCATTTTGTTTGATTTTTTTAAACTTCCTGTTATAATAAGAGATAGCCGAAAAGGAGGTGTAGCATGGATAAAGAGAAAAGCAATGAGATAGCATCCTTTTCCGAACGATTAAAAGAGGGGATGAAATTAAGAGAAAAAAGACAGGTCGATCTATGCAGAGACCTGAATATGAATAAATCCACCGTAAGCGGATATATGTCTGGCGCCCACGTTCCTGACTCGATTGTTATTGGTCAAATAGCAAAATATCTTCGTGTGGATCCCGCGTGGCTGACCGGGTTTAATGTTTCGCCGGAGGGATCCATGACCTTTTCATCTGAAGAAATAGAGCTGATCATAGCGTTCAGAAATGCGGACGAAGTAAGCAGGGAGGCAGTAAAGAGAATGCTTGCCTATACTGAAAAAATATATACGACCACACATAAAGAAGGGAGGTAATATGGGAATCTTAAGTTCGTTATTTAAGAGAGCAGATCCAGAAATGGAAAGGCTTAGCAGAAAATCAAGCGAGGATGTTCTTCTTGTGCCTGGGAGATCCGTGTATCACCTGAGCCATGCCTGCTTTTCCGGCAGCGGCTTGGATGAATGCATTCGGATACCAAGAAAAGAAGCAGAAAGACAGGGATATCGTTTATGCAAGAATTGCCAAAAAACATATCTCCAATCTTATGACGGAGATCCTGGACTTACGTGTTCATAATAAAAATGGCGGCTCCGTAAAGCCGCCGCGGATTCTCTATGAAAGAAGAATCACAACCCACACATATTTTATCATCTTTCATGAGAATCCACAAGGAAAAGCAGGCAAAAACAGCGAATAAGAAAAGGTGGATTTTTATGCATTTCGCAACATATGGACGAAAGTCTATCTATTCAGACAAATCAGATTCCGTGGATAATCAGCAAAGAATGTGCCGGGAATACATAGATTTCAAGTTCCCGAATCAGGTGGATTCCTTTGAATGCTACCAGGACGAAGGCTTTACCGGAGCCAATACGAACCGCCCTGGTCTTCAAAGGCTCCTTACTGATGTGAGGGACGGCTTAGTGGATGCCGTTGTGGTATATCAACTTGATCGTCTTTCCAGAGATGTGAGAGATTTTTCCAATATCTATGGAGAACTGGAAGAGCGGCAGGTGATGTTCATCTCCATAAAAGAAAACATCGACACTGCTACCCCGATCGGCAAGGCAATGATGTTCGTGTCCATGACATTCGCTCAGATGGAACGTGAGACCATCGCCGTCCGAGTGACCGATAACATGATCGGTCTTGCGAAGAAGGGAATGTGGACAGGCGGAAACCCTCCATACGGATACCGGAGGGAAAAGACCGTGATCAATGGCAAGAAGCACACCATCATCATTCCGGATCCGGAGGCCGCCGCATATGTCGAGTCGATGTTTGATGAGTTTCTGGATAATGAATATTCTATTCAGGGCATGGAGACCGCCTTGAAGCACGAAGGCCGAAGGACCGTCAATGGAAAGTTCTTTTCAACCGCTCAGATCCATAAGATGCTCACAATGCCTTATTGCGTTCCCGCCACTCCGGAAGTATGGGATTATTATTCCGGCCTTGGATGCCAGATGGCGGATGATCGGGACCAGTGGGATGGAAAGCATGGCGTGATGATATACGGCAGATCCACGGAGAAGAATAAGCGGCATCAAGCGCAGCCAAAGAATAAGTGGATCGTGTCTGAAGGGATCCATGATCCATTCATCCCTGCAGAGAAATGGCTTGCAGTACAGAATCAGATCAAGCGCAATACTTTTGAGCGGAAAAAGAAATATGATATTCCGCTGCTTAAGGGAACTCTCCGGTGCGCCAAGTGCGGATGCCTTATGCAGGTAGCCAGGAAGAAGCTTGCCAGCGGCAATGTCCTATCTTCCTACTATTGCATAACCAGAATGCGAAAAGGTGTAGAGTTCTGTGACATGGGGCATATAAAATGCGCCGATCTCGACAACGAGGTTCTTGGCATCTTCAAGAAGATAGACGCTGATCCGGATCTGATAAGGGAGTATGCCAAGATTGAACAGGACGGCAACAATGAATCTGCCATTAAGGAATTGGAAAAGAAATCTTCCGCCATCCAGGCACGGATCAAAAGACTTACCGAGAGCCTTGCGGATGGATCCGGAGCTTCTAAGTACATTGTTGCCCAGATCGAAGCTGAGGACCTGTCATTGGCAGCAGTAAACCGTGAGATCGAATTGATTAAGGCAGAAGAGAGAAGGAATAAAAGAGAAGCTGCATCGACCACGAAGAGAGCTGAGATCATTCAGAAAATGGTAAGTAGCCTGTCGGATCTGACCGCAGACGAAAAGAATTCCATCGCCAGGGATGTTATATCGGAATGCACCTGGGATGGCGAAACATTGTATATAAAATTGTAACATTCACTTTTTTATATTGAGGGGTTCACCCATCATTATACTAAAGTGAGTAAATAAAAATTATAAGGAGGATGAGAAATGTTGCAGGAAGGCGAAACAATAAAGTGCCGCGATGCTAATGATATGCGGTACTTGCTGAAAGGTCTCGGAGAGGCAAATATCAATGCTGTTGTCTGGGA